CCCCCGAAAACCACTAGATATTAATCTATCTAAGCGTTGTTATTGTAGAAAATAGCGCCAATTTCTGGGCGTATAATCTTCAGTCCATATCTCATAGAGAGGTAAGAACCTACAATACCGAAGCCGGGATTGGCCTCTTCAACGGTTAGCCCACGTCTTTCGACATAAGCTGCTGGTTTGTGACTCAAATCAAAGACACCGTACCTGTTAGTTGGGACGTATGGGTTAGTGTAAACACTTAATCCGTACAATGAACCAACAAATCCATTTCCAAGAGTATCCCTGAATGGTGCGGTTTCCTCTACCACGTGCGGACCACCGTAGATACTAGCGGTTGCGCTAATAGCTTGAGTGAAGTCTGCTAGGTCAAGTAATGATTTGTAGTGTTTTGGGGAAATGAACAAAGTATTTGCCATGTATCCCATCTCACCAATCAAGTCAATACCTTGCGTAATATCAGCTAGTGATAAAACACCAGTTGTTGCGCTTGTACCTGACACGTAGTGTGACCTTTGAGTTGTAGTACTGTCTACCAATCCGTATTCATATAGACGTCCACTGCCAACGGAACCACCTGATGCGATAAATCCACCATATACATTGGTAGAGAAATCGGTAATCGAGTTACTTCCTGATTCGGGAGTCTCTTCATCTACATTAGCTCCGAGTCCATCTCCAGTTCCGAAAGTAGCATCATACACACCAAATATCATCTTGACGACGTGCTTGGTTAAGTGTCTGTCTACTGCTTTTCTTGCTTCGTTCAAGGCTAATTCAACTTCGTTGAACCTTGAATCCTCTATCATACGTCGTGTAACACCGACTGCCAATCCCCACTCTTTAACTGACACTCTCTCGGAGCGTAGTTTAGTGTGTTGATAAGCTGGTGTATTACCTTCGTCTATCTGTTCCATTTTCATGGATGGTAGACTGTAAGTAATGTCTATATTACCACCGGTATCAGTTTTCATAGGTTCACAAAATAATGAAAGTGCTGGTAAGTCAGTCATCTCGTAATCTATTATTGAATCTTTATAATCAATTAAGATACGTTCTCCTGTACCACCTGTTACATTATATGCGCCTTCGTTTACGGTCGTCAATAGACCTTCTTGTGCTGTTACCATTGTTTATCTCCTCAGAACATCAAGACTTTCTTAAGTCCTGACCCTGCTGTTTGTGCCTCTAGTGCTATTGCCACAACGGTACCAGACGCAGATGCTGGATGCACCTTTGTCAAGAATCCTTGTGCTGCAGTACATAGTGAATCACCTGCTGCTACTGCACCTGCGTGGTCGCCTGCTGTTCCGCTGACGAGCGTTCTCAAGAGTACTCCTTTACCCGATATTACTGACGCCACATTCCCAGAAGTTTGAGCAGTCAAAGCTACTCCTATTCCGTGGTCATGTTTTGCAGTAACTGTATCTACTTCACCATCACTATCCATTGTCAAGTAATCCCCTGCGGAAATACTAGACCCTGCTGTGAATGGTAAAATACGAGCTGGAGCTCCTCCATCGTTAATTAAAATTTCTGTTGCCATTTTTAATCTCCTTTATATGCTTTAGGATTGAATTTAAGTTTACCATCAATCATGGCGAACATTCTCTCCTTTTCAGGCTCCTCTCTTGGAGTAGCCTCTTCTTCCTGTACCTTTCCTTTACCGAAAGTTTTTTCGGTTTCCGGAACTGGTACATTCGCTAATGCCTCTTCGAAACCAGACAACTTGTTCTCTTCCCACTCAAACAGTTCTTCAAAGCGGGTTTGCTTGTTGTCTTCTTTAAGAGTACCAACTAGCAACTCCTTTTCCAGAATACTACCAACGAGACTTTCTCTTGCTTTCTTAGATTCTGCTTCGAGACGTGCAGTATTTGCTGTCTCAAATTCATCTATAGCTTTGATAGCTTCGTCGTATTTCTGCTGAAGTTCTGTGTGAGAGGTCGTCAAATCATCGAGCTGATTCTTGTATGAAGCAAACTCACGCTCGGTTATAACCTGCGCATCAGTTTTAACATCTTCTTGACTCATGTTTTCAACCTCGTTGTTTTTCCCGTCTAGGGATTTACATTCACACGCATTTTCATGTCCTCCACAGCCACAATCTTCCTTAGCTGCAAATTCCTTTTCAGTATGCATGTTACATTCCTTGTCAATAGTACATTCCCCGCAGACGGGAGTTGCAATCTCATTGTCTATAAATGAAACCTCAACTGGTTTTATATTCGTTGCGAAAGTATCACCCATTACATCAATATCTTTTGAAAACCAATCAATACTGACATTGGTAATATTCCCGTCTTTCATCTTTTTTATCACTTCTTTTGCACGTTCACTACTATCACTTACCTTTGCAAGCATTCGAACAGCAAGTTTGCCATCCTTCATTTCCTCTATCTCAGGATTGATAGCCACGCCGATTAAATCTTCGGGTGTCCTTTGATGAGTATAATACACTGGAAGCTCCTTAAAAGCTTCTATATGTTCTTTAAGCATGTTTGGTTCTATATAAACTTTATGGTCTTCACCGTCTTCTTGGTATTCATGAGGGCCGGAGGTGATGGCTCTTATAGGAAATTCCCAAGTTTCGGCGTCTAAATCATAATTATCAGGGAAATCAACAGCATCTACCGTAGCAAATCTTCTTTTAGTTTCCCCGTGTCTAACATCATTATTGTGTGCGAACTTACGTTCTACACCTTTTTCGTCTGCCCACATGGAGCACATATTGACTGCCATTGATTCATGTTCTTCTATCCCTTTATTTTTAAGTGATGTTGTTGTTGTTGCTATACACTGTGCGTAATCAACCATTCTTTCTACCTCCTGTTACCGTTGTTGTACCGGCCGCTGGTTGCATACCTCGATTTTCAGTCCTTTTGGACTCCTCTTTCTTATCTTGGTCTTTTCCACCAGCAATATTTACTCTTTCTTCTGTTTCCTGCATCTCCACTACTCCCTCTTTGTCAAGACCTCTCTCTACTCTGACTTCTTCTGGAGCTAATACTCCTTCAGCCATGTATATCATGTCAGTCTTTGCTTTGGTGAAAGCTTCCTCTACATTCATGTGTCTGAATGCAAATTTAACATCTTCACCTAATTGGGGCATAAGTTGTGAATTAAGTACATTTTCACAGGTTTTCTGTAAATATTTAACGTAAGGTTCAAAAATTGGTTTTGCTTCTTCAGGCGTAGACCACATTGTTAGTGGCACCTTCAACGCCATATGTATTCTTTGTAATATATCGTCTGTATATTTTCCGTATTCAAAAGCTCGTTGCGTTCCTTGCATTTCTTTTATAGAAATATCATTTCCATGAATTATATCTTCGCCGGGTTCTAATGAATTGAACGCTGAAACAATTTCGTTAATCTTATCAGGACCATACGGCATATCGGGAAGCCCACAAGAAACATCATAACGGCTGTTAGCATACTTATTAAGAGCAGCTCCAATGTCTCGTTCAGCGTAGTCCTTGAGGTCCACCAAGTATAAAATAGTATGGATATCACTAAGACCATACGCAAAATCATCAAATGGGTTGTTTTTAAGCTCAATAATTTCTTCTGCTTCGAATCTGACATCTTCCTCATCCTGCCCTATTTTTTGGTAGTAATACATGACCTGACCATTTTCATCTCTCTGGACATACATGTTTTGTGATGAACGCAAAACAAGGTTGTCATCAGTCCATTCTAAGTAAGCAGTTCCAAATATTCTTGCATTTCTTAACCAACTATAAACCAATGTATCCATTCCTATTTCATGGAACATTTTGGTTAATTCTTCTCTTTTATCATTATCTTCGGTTACAATGTCATAGCCATCTTTTGTGGCATATAAACAAGGTAAATCAATTAAAGTTCTAACTATAGGGTCAGATAAATAAACATCCATATATTTTTGATAGTTTCCAATCTGAGGTTCAAATTGTCCTCTTGTACTAGGACCATATTGCCTTTGAAGTTTTATACGGCGAATAACTCCCTCTCCGTAACTTCTAGGTTCATCCTTTTCATAGGGCGGATTACTTCCTGTCACCGCAAAAAAACGGCGTATTGAATCTCCGAGTGCCATGGCTATCAACTATATAAGTAGCTTTGCTTATATTTAAAATTTCGCCTATAAACCCCTAGGGGGACGCTTAAAAATGGGTGCCGACCGCCTTCCGGTGGCAAAAAGTGGACCTGCTGTGTGCTTTCCACGAGGTCTTTTATTACCCCTTTCCAGCGACACTGTAGAAAAGGTAGATTCTGATGGTAACATTGATAATGTAGCGTAAATTCCTAGTGCTGAACTATCACAAAAGTCATCATGTTTCCCTTGAGGTGCTCCAATCTTCTCTGTTTTTTGAGAGGTATCCATCACATATTCTAAATCTATGTGTTCACGATACCATTTCCACATAATAGTCTTTTGTTTCCCTTCTAATTTCTGAGGGTCGGGCACTATAATCAACTTTTGTTGAACTGCTGAGTTAAAATCCCTATAAATTTGACCTTTACTACCCTTTACACCACCTGTAAATATAAATGGTATAAATTGAATACTATCAGGTATACATTCCATCCTTAATTCTTGTTCAAACGCGCCACCAATTCCCGTAGCATCAATGATAAGGCGACCAGCATTATATAATCGGCATATTTCCATAATACGCCGACGCTGATACGGAATATCATGTCCACCGGTCTTAGGACTAATCTCTTCCAAGTATACAAGACGGGTAAAATTGCCTCTATCAGATTTTTCCAACCGCCATACGCTAATAACAGTGCTATTAACAGATTTACCAATGTCAACACCCACAACACTATTAGTACCCACTTTTCCTCCTTGCTCAATTCCATCGGGGGTGAGTAGTTCGTAGTCATCAAAGCACGCTCGCAGTTGGTCTGGGTTAAATACATTAGAAATACTTTCCACAAATTGACATTCGTATTCTGTTCTCCAATAAATTGAATCCTCTCCCCACTCTAACATTTTATCTAACATGTCATTCTCACTGTATGGTGCCCGATACGCTTCTCCCTTCACTACTGCGTCTCGCCATGTAAAATGCAATCTTTCGAAAGACCTATCATAGTTTTCGTCATACAAATAACGATACATATGATTATCTTTATTTTTGGGCGTACCTAAATTAATGAACGGCGCTTTATTTGAAACTATCGCTGGTTCTACGTTATCAATAAACAATCTATCTGCAATAAGGGGACTCTCATCAACTACTAAAAAGGTAGGATGTTGTCCTCGAATAGATTGTCCTTGATTAGTGGGGGATATAGGAGCTCTTCTTAACATAGTTCCTCCTTTCATTTTAATGTGTGGCTTATTATGTAACTTATATACAGCAACTAAGCCATCTAAGAAAGTATTATCTTTAAAGTGTCTATATACATAATCAAAAATTAAAGCACATTGGTCTTCATTTGGTGCAACAACGAAGACTAAATCTCTAAATCTTTTAAAAAACATCCAAATAACAACTGCCACTGACAATGCCCATGACTTACCACTCCCACGAGGGGCAAGAATGGCCATTTTACGATGTAATGCTGAATCACCTTTAGGGTGTGTCAGTGCCTTTACCACGATTTCTAACTGTAATGGTCGTAATTTTAATGCTCTTTGTTCTCCATCAAGTAGATAAGTGGCGCAAAACGCGCGGATAACTTGTTCCATCTTCTTTTCATCTTTTCGAATCTTCTCGAAAAACTCTTCTAACTGACGAGAATCAAATTTATTCTTTCCTGTCAGCGCTGCCTTTAGATTCTTCGTTTCGTCCTTCACTATCATCTATATCTCCCAATAAATTCATAAAATCGGTAGTACGTTGTTCTACCACAGAAGGTATCTCAATACTAAGAGCACGGAACTCAGTATGAATATCCCTAACAATAGAATTTCTCTGTCGCAAGAGCTCTGTTCGTAAGTCAACATCCCGAATAGATATAAGAATTTCTTCCCAAAGCACGTCTTCAATTGCAAGATTGCGTGATAATAAAGTGACAAGTTCTTTATGACGTCCATATTCGCCTTCTCCTACACGTTTGCGTAGTTTCTTTTCGTATTCCCGAACTTTATCTTCCATATCTCACTTCTTTTTCTTACTTTTCGTTTTCTTTTTTGTCTTTGGTTTTAAAGACGGATATTTTCTATACACTGCTGCTCTGATTCCTGCTGGTCTGGGTGCGTTATGTGCTAATTTCAATGCCGATTTAGCTCTTTTCATAGTGTTTATAGGGAAACTTCCTGCTGGCGCACCACCCGACGGTCCAGCAAAAGCTTTGACTCCCTTATACTTACCCACATTAGACCCACCCGGCTTTTTACGGGCGGTTTTCTGCTTCTTTGTGAGCTTTTTTGATGCCATTATAGACTCCTAATATTTTATATCGAAATGTTTCATAATAGCAGTAAAGCTATTATCATTTTGTCCTTGTCCATCTAATAGATTCTGTAATAAGAACTCATTCTGTTCTATTATCTTATCTAGTTTTTTGCATGTGCAACAGCACTCATCTTTGTTTGTTTCTTCTGCCATGTTTATTCTTCTCCCATCTCATCTACAAACATATCAAGTAAGTCACTTAATACGCTTTCTATTCCTTCTAATCGTTGTGCCATGTCCTGAACTTGGTCATGTAATTCTTTAACTTCAAAATCGTTCATATTTAACCACCAGTATTACTTGTTGCATTACCCAAAGTTCCATTCTTGGTCTTACCGCTGTGGCTAGGTAGTTTATCAACTTTCTTAACATAATTTATATTACTGATAGGATTCTCTTCTGTATTGGTTTCTGTACGGATTGCTCCAGTTCCATTACCAACATAGTAGGTCTGTGCTTTTTTATTTACTTGTGCAGGCATATTTATTTCTCCTTCTTTTTCTTATCGGTCGCTTTCTTTGCGACTGGTTTCTTAGTCTCTTTTTTAACTGGTTCTGGTTTCTTCTCAAACTTAGTTAAATCGAGTCCTGATAAATCAACATCAGGTCTTGCGCAGGCTGGACATGTTCCGGTCTTTAGTATCGTCACTAAATCATTATCGGTTCCAACTCCTTCCATAAGGAAGTCATCACTGTATTCAACACAACAGCTCGTATAATTACATCTAAACGGCATACAATCACCTTATTATAAGAATGATGTAGCTACTATAAAAGGTTTCTCCTAACCTCTACTCTGCCACCATCTTCTATAAAACATTTCATGCATCTATCGGTATCATTGCGTGTTAGTTTTCGACCACAGTGTTTGCAATATCTAACTTCCATGATTATTTTACTCTTCTTCGTGGTCGTGTTCATCCCCATTACGGAATGTACCTTTTCTGGTTTGTTCTATTTGACTATTCTGTTGAGCGGTCCATAGTTCAAGTACCTTATATATAATAACTAATGCGGGCGAGCCTATAATCAAAAGAACTGATTTATATGATTCTATATCTTCTACTATAGTTGGCTCTCTAAAAGCCATAGTAACTAAAAATACAGATAATCCTACCCACGCCATAACTACAGGCGCTGCTACTAGCATCATCATAAAGTTAGAAAAATTACCGTCAGGGTTTGCTGCATCTTTTTTATGATTACTCATTCTTCCTCCATGAATCCATCGGATTCTATTACTTCATTCATCTTCATATCTATAATCATTTGTTTTAAATCGTCCATGTCAGACATAATCTTAGATAACATGTTTGTAAGAATAAGCATCTTATCTGCTTTCATTCCTCCTCCACTCTTATCTCTGGAATTTCAAACTGCTGTTGGAATATATATGTCTCATCTAACTCGTCCCATACGAGTAATGCTACCCACATAGACCATATCCCTTCTGTTTCATTAAGTTCTTCAAATGTAAAATTAAACCAATGGTCATCCCAATCAGCACCATTGACTGTTAAATATATATCTGACCAATTGTAATCACCAGATTCTTCGTGCCACACGTCCACATAAACTAATACCGAAGCGTTATAATCACTACACTCAGCATCTATATCTGTTAATACGGATATACCATCAGCTGTTTCGTTTACCCAGTAGACAGACATATTTTCTGTCTCTTGGTCATACCAGCCGGGATAGAAAAGTACGGATGTAGAATTACATTCGGGCTCTTCATATTCTTCTTCGTAATCACATGAGCCATCATCTTCAGTGGCTTTATCATCATAATTATTAGCATCTATATCCATGCAACCATAAACAACTGTTTCATTAGTGCTACCATTACCGTCGTTTAAAACTACACAACGTCCATCATCATGCGTGGCTTGGTCATCATAATTTTGAGCTTCAGGATTAGTACATCCATAAATAATAATTAAGAAGTTACAACTCCCATCGTCAAAAGTAGCTTGTGGATTATAATTAGTAGCGTCTGTCTGTAGACAGCCCCCGACGGGGCCAATATCTTCATCACCATTTAGATAATCGTGAATGATAGACATGTTGGCCCCCCCACTCAGAATCGCTAACATTATTATTGTGATTATAGTACCTATCTTTCTACCCACTTGAGTTTCGCCAATCTTATCGGCAGCTTTCCCAATAGTCTCGAACAGTTTTTCCTCTTCTTCAGGTGGTTTTTGTGCACCCCCAATGCCCAGAATCTCCCGTTCTTCTTCGGATATGACATTGATGGCACCATAATCGTCATCGACCATAAGAATTATTTGGATTCAATCATATATAAAATCTTTGTTGGACTCTCCCGTTAGCCCTATATAGATATAATATAGTATAACAAGTCCTCTTAATTTTATCTCAAGCTCTATTAAGGTATGACAAGGAACCTTTATATACAACTACTGCCATCTTTCAAATTATGTCGAAAACACAAAACACATCTAACGATGGTGTGTCGTTTACTGTCACAGTTGATGACAGTGATGCAATAGTAGAAATAGATGATTGGGAGCCAAGTCATTTGCCTTTGAGTCCCTCTAAAATAAACACGTTTATTCAGTGTCCACGTTCCTTTTACTACAGGTACATTGAAAAACTGCCCGAAAAATTAACCATCCACTTGTTTCGTGGAACAATAGTACACAACATACTAGAAGACTTGTTTACAAAGCGATTTAAATATGCAAGTAGATGGAGTAGAGGACAGGCACAAGAATGGGTATCCCAAGAATTCACAAGGGAGTGGGCTAAACTTGTAGATACAAAGCCGTGGTTGTTTAAGGACTACGATGAAAAACAGTTTAAGAATGAAACCCATGACATGTTGATAAACTTCTGTCAGAAGATAGAAAAGAAACTGCGTGAAATGGTTGAATGGAAAGTATATAGGTCCAAAGATATGGCCTTCAAAGCTTTGCGACCCCGATTTTCTGAGTTAAGATTGAAAAGTGATGAGTTGAAAATTCGTGGCATCGTAGATGTTGCCGTCAAAGACTTCGAAGATAATGTTTCTATCATCGATTACAAGACCTCGAAAAGATATGGACCTTGGCTACCCGAAGATTATTACCGACAACTTATTATATATGCGTTACTATATTATGAACATACAGGCGTCGTGCCTAAATTTGCAGGTATCGATTGGTTAAGATATGATGAACAACAGATGGTTCACATAACTTCCGCGGAACTTCAAGAAGCGCGTACCCTGATAAAGAGTATCCACACAAAGATAACGGACAACAAGGACAACATCGAAAATTATGAGATGATTCCACAGACCCTTTGTAAGTGGTGTGCTTTTTACAAGAACCCATGCCAACCAAAAGGTTGGAGTGTAGCACACAAAAAGAAGAAGTGATAACATGGCAAACGAGACAAGCAATAATACTGCGGACAACAATACAGCTGACGATGGCAACACCACAGCTGACCTTGTTCAGACAGTAGAAGAATCGGGTATCTTAGATACTCTACTAGACAGCCCCGAATTAATGGTATGTGCTGCAATCATTGCACTACTTGGTGCATATATTGCATACACACAACCTGCAGTTAGGGTTCTAGTTATGCCTTACGTGAATAAGTTTCTTAAAACTCACGAAGCAAAGATTGAGGCATTACTGGAAGATAATTTGACGAAGGCCCAGAAAGCCGCGTACGAAAAACTTGATGACACTCTCAAAGCACAAGTTAAAGATGACGTTCTACGCAACGTAGTCTTAACCGCTTGGGATGAAAAAGATGACGAACTTAAAAACCTTGTAAAAGGAAAAGTTAAGGGCGCTCTCGATAACGTCAAGTAAGATAAACCTCTCGGGGGGAGGGTAGTTTAATCCCCCCAAATATTTTTTTATGGCAGTGTGATTAGTAGTATGCAT